CTTGCTGAAGTTGTTATTGCTGAGAGTGAAGATGGACGGATTGACACTGTCTTTCGTAAATTAAAGCTGACTGCCAGACAAGCCTACCAAAAGTTTGGTGATGACGCTGGCGAGAAGACGCTTAAAGCTTTGGAAGCAGATCCTGACAAGGTCTTTGAATATGTCCAAGCTGTGTTTCCCCGTGAGTTAAAGGGTGAGCCAGCAATGGTTGCACCACCACATCAACGTCCTTTTGCTTGTTACTTTATTAGCGTTGCCGACAAAAAGATTTGCAAAGAGTCTGGCTACTACGAGCTCCCGTTTATGGTCCCTCGTTGGGCTAAGACCACAGGCGACATATACGGATTTGGACCTGGCTGTGTAGCACGGGCTGACATCAAGACCCTTAACTCTGCTCGTAAGCTTGCCATGAAGGCATGGGAAAAGTCTATTGATCCACCACTCAAGGCCATGCAGAACGGCATCTTGGGTAAGATCGATATGCGTCCATCGACAGTAACGTATGTGCGTGACATGAATAACCTAGAGCCTATCGTTAACGCCACTAACTGGAATGCTGATCAATTAATGCTTGGTGATGTCCGTGGCTCAGTGCGTAGGATCTTCTTCTCTGACCAGTTAGAGTTAAACGAAGGTCCACAAATGACAGCAACCGAGGTGCAAGTTCGCTATGAATTAATGCAGCGATTACTTGGTCCTACTCTTGGTCGGCTGCAATCAGAGTTTCTAAACCCAATTGTTGAACGTGCTTTTTACTCTATGTTGCGCGGCAATGCGCTGCCAGAAATGCCAGATGTGCTGCAATCGCAGGGTTCTGACCTTGATATTGAATACGTTGGACCATTGGCTCGTAGCCAGAAAATGGAAGAAGTCACCAGTATCCAACGCGCAGTAGACGGCATTATGCAATTAGCCCAAGTGAATCCAGAAGTGCTAGACATCGTTAATGTCGATAAGGCCGCTCGTACCATCTCAGATCGACTAGGTGCGCCAGCAGATATGTTGTTAGGTGATGAACAAGTAAATGAGTTACGCCAAGAACGACAGCAGCAGCAGCAGGCACAGGCTGAAATGGAGCAGGGTCAACAAGAGCTTGCAGGGGCACAACAAGTAGCTGACTTGGAGCAAACTGTTAATGGACCAGTTTAGTAAAGATGTGAAGGAATTATTTAGCAGTAAAACAGGTCAGCGAATGTTGGCTAATATGAAGTCGGCATATGGTGATCGAATCTCGTATGCCAAAGATCCATGTGAAACGGCTTTTCGTGAGGGTCAGCGTAGCATTTACTTAGAAATCACGAACATTGTGGAGAAGAAACATGAGTGAAGAAACAACAACAGAATCATGGCATTCGGGCTTGTCAGATGAGTACCGAGGCAATGAGTCACTATCACAAATACCAGACCTTAATACTTTAGCTAAGAGCTACTTAGATGCACAGCAATATGCTGGCGGCTCAATACGGATACCTGGTGAGGATGCGTCTACTGACGATTGGGCAGCGTTTAACGCAAAGCTAACTGATAAGGTTCCTAGCTTACTAAACCTTCCTAGCGATGAATCTGAAGCCCGTGACGCTATGTATGCTCGACTAGGCCGTCCAGATACAAAAGATGGTTACAAAGTCGAGGGTGCTGATCCTGATTTTTTAGAGTGGGCACATGAGAATGGCTTATCTAATGCTCAGGTTAAAGCATGGCAAGAAAACACTCAAACTCAAACTAAACAAGACGATGAAGACAGCGATGCTGAAATGCAAGCTGCCAATGATCTACTTAAAAAAGAGTGGGGTCACGCATACGACACTAAATTAGCTCAGGCTAAGAATGCCGTCATGGCTTATGCCGATTCAGAAACCCAGCAGTTCCTATTAGACAGTGGATTAGCCAATAACCCTGGCATGATTCGATTGATGGCTGGCATAGGGGCAACGCTTACCGAAGAGCAGTCAGCAGGCATTGAGTCAAGCACACGATTTACCTTGTCACCCACTGAAGCTATGGATCGTATCGGTGAGGTTAGGCGCAACTCAGAACACCCTTACAACATTGCTAATCACCCTCAGCACAGGGCTGAATTAGAAAAGATGGAACGCCTGTATTCGCAGGCATATCCAGAAGAGGTTTAATTCTAATAACCGCATAGGAAAGTAAGAACATCTAATCAACAGGGTAGCTAATCCTTAGTCCTGTGGGTTAGATGAGCCATATCTCATCTCGTTGAAGCAAGCGTTATTGCCAGTGAAGAGTCCCGTTTGGGGTAGCTCAAAGCGCCAATTTCAATTGCCAATTCGGAGATAACTCACATGGCTAATACAATCGCAAAAGCGTTTGTCCAACAGTTCCAGGACAACCTAATTCACTTAGCATCACAAAAAGGCTCACGCCTACGTTCATCAGTAACCGAGCAGTCAGTTACGGGTGAGAAATTTAACTTTGAACGTCTTGGTAATGTCGCGGCTGTTGTTAAGTCAAGTCGACACACTAATACGCCAGTGCTTGAAGTTCCACACTCTCGCAGAACTGCGACCATGACTGACTACCACTGGGCCGATCTCATCGATGATGAGGACAAGGTTCGTATGTTAATCAGCCCAGAAAGCAACTATGCCAAATCTGGCGCAAACAGCATGGCCCGTGCATTCGATGATTTAATCATTGCAGCAGCTACTGGTAACGCTGTCGATGGCGATGGTTCAAACGTGGCATTGCCTGCTGGTCAGAAGATCGCGCATGGTTCGGCTGGTTTAACCCTTGCTAAATTAATTTCTACTAAAGAGATTTTAGACGGCAATGACGTAGACGAAGAAGATCGTTTCTTTGTGTTGGGATCTCAGCAGGTTTCAAACTTGTTGAACACCACGGAAGTAAAATCCGCAGACTACAACTCAATTAAAGCCTTAGTACAGGGTGACATTGACACGTTTATGGGATTCAAGTTCTTGCGCTCTGAGCGTTTAAACCTAGCATCAACTCAGCGTAAGTGCTTTGCATTTACCAAGGGGGCGTTGGGCTTAGGCATTGGCAAGGATGTTACTACCAAGATCGATTTACGCGCAGACAAGAGTTATGCCCATCAGGTGTACTTGTCATTTGTCGCTGGTGCAACACGCATCCAAGACGAGTGTGTAGTCGAAGTTCTTTGTACTGAGTCCTAAGTTCAGTATGTAGCAACCAAGGGGCTGAAATACGCCCCTTTTTTTTAAACAGAGGATGACATGGCTAGGAATTATCGTAAAGAGTATGACAATTACCATAGCAAGCCAGAGCAGCGAAAGCGTAGGTCTTCTCGGAACAAAGCAAGAAGTATTTTAATTAGTAAGGGCAAGGTCAAGAAAGGTGACGGCATGGATGTCGATCATAAGGACCGCAACCCGAACAATAACTCAACCCGAAATCTGCGTGTTCAAACACCTCGCAAGAATCGTGGCTGGAGGCGTTAAATGGCTAGTGAAGTTTCTATATGCAACCGAGCAATGGCTCTATTAGGCGCTAATACAATTACATCATTATCAGATGGATCAACCGAGGCTAACGTGTGTAATGCGGTGTACGCAGATGCCCGTGATGCTGTGCTTAGATCCTACCCCTGGTCGTGTGCAATCAACAGAGCAACATTAGCTCAACTATCATCAGACCCAGTGTGGGGCTTTGACAAAGCTTACAGCCTCCCTAACGATCCACATTGTTTATCAGTGCTTGAGTTAAAAGAAACCAGCACCTACCGCATTGAAGGCAGAACCCTTGTTTGCAATACCGACACGGCAACTATTAAATTTGTTGCAAGAATCACCGACCCTGGTCAGTTTGACCCTGGGTTAGTCTTTGCCTTAGCAAGTCGCATAGCTGCTGAGGTGGCCTATGCCTTAACTCAGAATAGGGCACTTTCAAATGATATGTGGGCCATGTCATCTAGGGCTGTTGTTGACGCATCAATTTACGATGGCGCAGAAGTAGGATCTGAGGACATTAATTCAGTCGTATTTGAGGTAGCTCGCGCATGAGACTAACCCCGATTGTTAACTCGTTTGCATCAGGTGAATTATCGCCCAGACTTTATGGTCGAACTGATTCGCCTAAGTATGCAAGCGGCTGTGAGACTATGGAAAACTTCATGGCTCTACCTCATGGCGGTGCAATGCGTAGGGGTGGTACTCGCTTCATAAACGAGGTTAAAAACTCAGCCCATACAACCAGGCTAATACCTTTTGAGTTTAGTGTGGACCAGACCTACGTTTTAGAGTTTGGCAATAATTACATTCGTTTCTACACCAATGGCGGTCAGGTCCAAGCTAGTGGATCAGCCTAT